CCGCCTGGAGTTGACGGAAAGTCTCCGGCTATCCGTGTTCGGCAGTCCACCGGATGCCGGCCAGCTCCGCCGGGCCAACCGCTTCAAGCTGGCGGCCGACATGCTGGCCAAGATTGAGCCGCTCCAGGATGACATTCGCCGGCTTATCGCCAAGCGCGAGGCCCGTCGATGACACTCCACAATGACGACTTCGCCCGGCTCATGCCGCAAGTTGCCGAGCACCTGCTAGGCGAGCCTAACCGGCGCATGAGCAGCAAGTCTGAGCTGCGATGGGGGACCAAGGGCAGCTTGTCGGTGGACGTAAAGAAGGGCGTCTTCGTCGATCACAGTATGGCACCCGGCGAGAAGGGTGCGGGCGGTGGGACCCTGGACTTCATTGAGCGAGAGACGGGCAAGAAGGGGAAGGATCGCGTTGACTGGCTCATGGACAACGGCTTCCTGCCCGATGATCGCATGGGCGGGCCTAGCCGGAGCTTCCTTGCCGCGCCGCCGGCCGACAACGGTCATGATGAGGCGCCGCCATGGGACCAGGGCGAGCCGGACCAGGGCGGCAGCGCGGGGCCGGCGACCGGGCCGGCAGGCGTGCCGCTTGATTACCATGAGGTCGCGTCCTTCGATTACCTGGACGCCGCCGGCAAGCTGACGCTCCAGGTTGTCCGCTTCGAGCCCAATGACCGGGGCGCCGGCAGGGGGAAGACGTTCCGCCAGCGACGGCCGCTCCAGGGCGGCGCCATGGTGTGGAACACGAAAGATGTCGTGCCCGTCCCCTACCGGCTCCCGGAGTTGATAGCCGACATCAAGGATGGCGCGACCATCTTCGTGGTCGAGGGCGAGAAATGCGTGGACGCGCTCCGGGACCAGGGCGTCCCCGCGACGACTAACGCGGGCGGCGCCGGCCATTGGAGCGAGGATCACGTCAAGTGGTTCGCCGGGGCCAAGGTTGTCATCCTCTCGGACAATGATCCGCAAGCTATCAACAAGAAAACCGGCAAGCCACGCTTCCATGAGGACGGTCGCCCGGTCTACGCCGGCCGGGACCATGCGGTGACCGTCGCTAAGTCCCTCCAGGGCATTGCCGCGTCCGCCGTCATCCTCGAGCTTGGCGGCCGGGCGGAGCCGCCTCTAGCCGGACCTGATCTGCCCCCGAAGGGGGACGTTGTGGAATGGCTCGGCCTCGGCAACTCCACTGAGGCCCTGTACGCCCTGGCTGACAAGCGGGGCGTCGTCTGGTCCCCCGACTTCGATTGGCGCTCCCGGTTCCACGCCATCCCGTGGCATGACATGGACCGGCCGGCGGCCGAGCACGAATGGCTGGTCAAGGGGTGGCTCACCCGGTACGAGCGCGCCATGCTGGTCGGGCCTAGCAAGTCCGGCAAGAGCTTCCTAGCCCTGGACATTGCCTTCGCGGTCGCTAGGGGAACCGACTTCTTCGGGCACAAGGTCCGGCGCGGGCTGGTCCTCTATCAGGCCGGCGAGGGGCGCCTGGGGCTCAAGAAGCGGGTCCGGGCGTACCGCAGTCACAACGGCTTGAAGCCGGAAGACGACGTGCCCTTTGTCTTGCTGCCCACCCGGATCGACCTCTACGGGTCCGACGATCACACGAATGCGCTCATTGAGGAGGCGGCCCACTGGCAGCGGGTCTACGCGGCGCACCGCCTGGAGCTGTTCATCGTCGATACCTATTCGGCGGCCACGCCTGGAGCGAACGAGAACGCGAGCGAGGACGTGTCCAAGATCCTCGCAAGGGCGGACAGGTTGAGCGAGGCCATCGGCGCCGCCGTCCTGATCGTCCATCACAAGAACGCGGCGGGCTCCCGGCCGCGCGGGCACTCCAGCGTGTTCGCCAACCTGGACAGCGTGATCGACTGTGAGCTGGAGGAAGGGCTCAAGGATGCCGGCGAGCCCTACCAGGACAACATCACAGGCGAGACGCGCTATCGACGCCGGCCTATCCGGGTGGCGGAGCTGACCAAGCAAAAGGACGAGGAGGACGGGGAGCGGCTGCGCTTTGTGCTCAAGAGCGTCCAGGTCGGCGTTGACGCGGACGGGGACCCGGTGACCAGTTGCGTCGTCATCACGCCCTACACGGGCGCCATGGGTGACGCGGACAAGGTCAGCAAGGACTACGGCAAGAAGCTGACGGCCGGCGAGAACATGCTGCTCAAGGCGGTCTACTTTGCGCTGGAGAACCACGGCGTCCCGGCGCCGCCGACGCTCCAGCTAGCGGCGTTTGTGATGGTTGTCGATTGGAAGCACGTCCGGGCTCAATACGCGACGCTCACCTTTGAGGAGGCGGCGGACGGCGAAGACCCGAAAAAAGTTGAAGGTCGCATCAAAATGGCGATCAAGCGGGCGGGGGAGGTCCTGGTCGCGGAGAACGTCATCATGCGCGAGAGGCCCTATGTCTGGCTGACCGGCCGGCGGGTCAAAGGCTTCGCGCCACCCCGGACGGACAAGCCCAAGCTCGCCGTCGTAGGCGGGACTGACACCGCTGCGCCGCCAGCGCCCACCGCCGGCACTGACAAAGAGGATGCACCGTTCTGAGGTTGAAGGGTCTGACCGTTAAAGTGAACCGTCACATTCCGGCTGAAAACTAAAGTGTGACCGTCCGGCGGGAAATTGTGACGCTCCAGGCGCCGGAGCGTTACCAGCCGGCCGGATTTTGTATCTCCAGGCGCCGGAATTGTTACCTGTCCCATGAAAGGAAGCACCATGAACGGAATGTTTCACGTGAAACAAACGGTGCGGCCATGAGCCGGCCGCGCGTGGACTACTGGAATGAGGCCCGGCTTGCGCAGCTCCGCACACTCTTAGCGGCCGGGGAGAGCGCCGGGAGCATTGCGGCGGTCATCAAGGATCACGCCGGAGTGCCGCTGTTCTCCCGCAATGCGATCATCGGCAAGGTCCATAGGACGCCGGGATTGCAGCTCCTCGGGACCAAGAGCGCGCCGGGGAGCGTCAACCCCCCGAAACCACGCAAGCCTCGCCCGCCACGCCCGCGAGCAGTGCGTCAAAAGCCTAATGCCCCTGCCCTGGTAGCGGGAAAGGCGGCAGACGCGCCAGCGGGGCTCCCTGTGCCCGTAAGGGCGTTCCGGTCGATCCCGTGCCGGTTCCCTCTCGGTGAGCGTCCCTACCATGACTGCGGGAAGCCATCAGTCGATGTAGGACCCGGCGGCTATTGCGAGAGCCACGCCCGGCTCTGCTATGAGCCAGTCAAAAAGCGGGAGCGGGCGGAGCGCCGGCAGCTCCACGGCATCTGGTCATGAGCTGGCGCGAGGAGATGGCGGTTGAGGCCGTCCTGGTGGGCTTCTTCCGCCGGCAGGGCGTCCCGGTCGCCATGGTGGCTAACGGCGCCGGGGAAAAGTTTCCGCACGGCATTGACCCGACCATCGAGCTTGATGAGCACCCTATCCGGCTGATTGAGCTGGCGCGGGAGCTGGTGGACAATTTCGGGACCGCACGGCCGGCCTGAAAACGGGCCGCCGAGAAGCCCGGCGGCCCGTCGCACCCTCGAAAAGGTGGTTAGGCGGTGGCGTTGGCGTCAACTGCCGTCTGCGGTGCGGCTGGCGGAGTGACGTTGATCGCCTGGGCAACCGGCACGGTGGCGGCAACCAGCTTGTCATGCTCGGCCTGGACAGCGGTCACCAGGGCGTCGAGCGCCGGGTCATTGGCGTTGGCGGCGTTGTTGATGGCGGTCGCGAGGGCCGCGTCAACGCTGGTCATGTAGGCGTCGATAGCCGGCACAAGCGGAGTGACGACGGCGACGAGCTGCGCTTCGGTAGCCAAGATTTGTTCCTCCAGGTGCTTCCGCGCACCTTCGATCCCGAGCAGCGCGTCAAGGCGCCGGGCGAGGTCCGGTGACAGGGAAAGGGTGACGTTCACGTTGATGTTCACGGGCGGCAGGGTGCGCCCTATTGCGGGCCATGACAAGCCCTGAAAATGAGAGCAGGCCGCCCGGTTCCCTTAGGGCGACCCGCCACCATCGCGCCGCATTGACCACTGGAGAGCGGAGACGGTGGCGCCGGGGCCTTGTATCGGCCTCGGCGCCGCCCGTCAAATCAGCGACTAGGAAACGTCCTTCACGTCCGCGCGGGGGACGGTCTTCTCGTAGGCGTCACCGGAGAACCGGCTGCCGTCCACGTTCTTGATGATGACCTGATCCTGGCCGGCCTTGAAGTCCGGGTCGCCACCCTTGGCCGCTCGAACCAATCCCCACGGCCAGAATATAGTCACTCCGCCGCTTCGGCCATCCCCTCGGCCGCGTCCACGGGTATGACCGCCGCTGCCATGCGGGTGAGCTTCTTGGCGATGCGCACCCGCGCCGCCTTGCCCAAGCCGGGCAGCTCTTTGTCGATCCTCGCCTTGAGGTCATCGACCGCCATCACCAGCCGGGCGACCGCGTCGGCGTCCGCCTTGGGCGGCGCCAGCTCCAGGGCCTTCTTGCGGGCGCTGACCTTCTGGCCGCCTTGCGCCTGTTTGATAAGCTCGTCCTGGGTAGCCTTGGGCAGCTTGCTCAAGGCGTCCAGCTCCTCGCCCTTGTCCAGGGAGGTTCCGGCAACGCGGGTGACATCAACCACCGCCCGGCCACGGCGCACGTCGCGCCGGACTGACCGCTCACTGGTCCGCGTCTTCTTGGCCGCGTCCTTGGCGTAGCTGTCCGCTCCGCCGCGCTTGCCGCCCTTCTTGGCCTTGGCGCCCGCGACCTTGCCCTTGCGGCCGGCGCCCGGACGAGCGCCACCATGTGCGGCCTCGGGGTAGCGGCGCCGGTAGATGACTTCACGGGCGGCGTGGTGTGCGGCCCGCTCGGCCGGCGTCAAGTCCGCCCGCATCAGGTTTTCGTCGATCTCGGCCAAGGTGGCGTCGTCGGCCTCGGTGGCCGGCAGGAGAATGGTGCGGATGGCCGGCCAGTCCAGGCTCTTGGCAGCCTCAAGGCGGTGGCGGCCGAAGACCAGGGTGAAACCTCCGGCGTCGCTCTTGGTGACGCCGATGGGCTGGAGCTGGCCTTGCGTCTTCATGCTCTCGGCCAGATCAGTGACGATGGCAGGGCGGAGCGCCCGCTTGCGATCCGACCCGACCGTGATGTCCACCAGGGGGATTTCACGGATTTCATGCACGTTGCTCATTTTCGATCCTCTCGGTTTCATTTGGAAACGTCTTGCTCCTGTTAGGTGGAAATTTCCAGCACAAGGCGCAATGGCCAGTTGAAAACTAATTTTGGCCATCCGTCAACGGGCCAAAACCGGGAAAGGGCATTTATCAAGAGGCCGACATGCCCCTATGCGTGGCAGGGGCGCGCGTGGGCGCGTCAGAGGGCGCCCCGCTAGGACCGTAGCTGCCTTGATGGAATGACGCGCCAGCGGGGTTTCGCAACAAAATGCCCGTGCGCAAATTTAATCCGCAACCGGGTCTAGCGCCGGCTCCAGGGGTGAGGGACGAAGGGCACCGCGTGTGGACCGCCTCGGTGAGCCTTGCCCATTTCCTGGAGCCGGCGTCGGCGGCTTGCCGCCGATCTGTGGCCCGTGATACCAAGTCACCGGGCGGCAGCGAACGGATTGACAGCCAGCGGGTCACGGCCCGCCGAAGCGTCCGGTGACTGCCGCCCTCCTCATTCCATCATTGACGCGCCGCAGCTCTCGCAGCGCATTCGGACGTGATCGCTCTTGCCGACGACGGAGACGTGCATGACGCCCTTGCAGTCCGGCATCGGGCAACGCGCCTGCCAGCTCCGCGCGCCAACCGCTGCCATCTGGGTCTTGACCTCGACCATGAACGGCAAGAGGACGGCAGCCCGCTTTGCCAGATCCTCATGCGCACTCATTGGGGCAGCTCCGCCGTCCAGGTGTGACCGCAGCTCAAGCACTCATAGCGGACAATGTCACCGCCCGGCCAGCCGTCCACTTGCTCCCCGACCTCACGGTGGACGGCGTGGTAGACGCGCCGTTCCCCTTCAATGCCGGGGCGCCACGGGTGAGCACTGTTGCAGATAAACGTCCCGGATTGATAGGTGGCCGTCGCCTCGGCTTTGGCGAGCCCGGCGGCGGACAGCCAGCCCGGATCGCGGAGACGTGGCGCGCGGCTCATCGCTGCCACACGGCGGCGCGATGCCGCTCCATGTGCTCGGCCAGCTCCGCGTCGATGACATGCGGGGCCTCAAGCGCCCGCCGGTAGAACTCGACCGCCGGAGCGTCCCACCCGGTCCCTTCAAGGACCACGCCGGCACACGCCGCCAGCGCGTTCAACGCCTCATAGACCCGGTCATTGCTGCGGGGGCCGGCAAGGAAATTGGCCTTGACCAGCCCCATGATCCCCGAGGCGAGCATCTCGATCCGCTCCCCGTCCAGGTCAGCGGCGGAACGCGCGCTCACCCGTCAATCTCCACGCCGAAGCCGCGCAAGACGGCAAGCTCCTCGTCCACCATGGACCGAAGGACGGCCTCAAGGCCGGGGGCCACGCGCTCCCGGATGACCGGCATCTTGTAGTCCCCGATCTGAATAGCCAGCGGGGAGCCGGCTTGCAGCTCCGCGAGGGCGCCCTTGTTGTTCTTGTATCTCGCCGTCGCTTCATTGACCCTGGAGAGGTTCTTGATGTCCAAGGTTTACCCCTCCACCTTGACCAGCCGGAGGGCCGGGAACACCCCGTTCTCCGCGCTGACGGCGAGATAGGCGCCGGCAGCTCCAGCCGCTTCCTCGGCGGACCTGAATTCCTTAGAGCTGGTCTGCCAAGGACCGCCGTCCTCGCTAGGTTGGATCGCGAACGTCCACTTGTCCGCCGACCGCCTGTGGCGCCTCGGCGGCGCCAACGTCTCCGCGTTCTCCGTCATCATTGCTTTTCTCCGTTGTCACCACGCCATCCGGCCCGTCGATGACAGGCTGGACGGATGGCGTGTGTTTCCTGATTGCGTCAATGGTCCGCCCCGCGCTCTCGGCCGAGCGGAAGCAAAGCGCGTCCTCGCGCTCAAGCGTCCAAAGGGTGGCGCGCGACGTGCCCCGGCAGAGGTAGGCCCATTTGCCGATCTTCCCGGACGGAATGACTATGCGGTAGTCACCCACCGTCGCCTGGGGCCGGTAGTGCTTCGTCAGCTCCCCGAAGGTGTCCATCCATGGCGGTCCCACCGTCACTATCACCACTGGCTTCTCGGCCTTCTTGCGCTCGGCCATGTCCTTCAAGCTCCTCTGCAATCGTCAACAGGCCGGCCGACGCGCTCCGCGCCGCTGCCGCCCACTCTGCCCTCAGCACGGCCGAGGCTGCCCCGTGGGCGAGCCCAAGGGCGAGGACGCCGGTCACCTTGCACACCTCGCGCAGAACCCGCTCCAGGCGCCGCCGGCCGGGCGTCATGGTCCCGCTCTCGATGTCCCGCTTCCTCATAGGAGTGAGCCCTGCGGGGGCTCACCCTTCTTGACGGAATGAATGGCTTCGCTCACCCGGCCCGGATTTACCCCGACAGACGCGGCAATTTCGAGCTGGCTTGCCTGGGGGAAGCGTCCCCGCAGCTCCACCGCTTGCTGTCGCTTCAAGGGCGTGGTGACAGCCTTCCGAGGGGCGCGGTGGTCCGGCTTGTGGCGAAACAGCTTGGTGCTCACGATAGTCCTAATCCGACCGGCTGCCTGTACCGGTGACATCACGCCGTGCTCTAGCGCCTTGGCCACGTCGATCAACTCCTCACGCGCTCCAACCATGTCGCTCTTGTACGGTCGCCTCACGCGCTGATCCCCATGGCCCGCTCTATGGCCTGCCGCCTCAACCGCTCCCAACACCGCCAGCCAATGCCCCGAAGGACCTCGGACGGGCGGGCTCGGTACTTGCGGCGGACCCGGAAATAGACGAGCCGGAGCCGGCGGTCGGTGAGCCGCCAGTGATCCGCGCAAACCCATTCAGTGTCACCCGGGGCGGCCTTGCACGTCCGCCGGCAGAACGGGACTACGCACCGCAGTCTCATAGCTGTCGCCACTCAACGCAATTGAGCGGGCAGGCGTAGTAGTATTCCAGGTTGCCCGTGTTCTTGTTGAGCGCCTTGGCCACGTACCACGCGCCGGCAGTGCTGGCTTTGATGAAGCCGGCGGTTTTCATGTCGTGGCTTAGGAAGACGTAAAGCTCTGAGACGCCGCGCTCCACGTCCGCCTTGCTGGAGACAAAGGCGTGCTTCACACCGTTATCGTTCTTGTGCGGCCAGTCATCCGTGCCGGTGAATAGGGTGGTCAACCGCTTGACGTTGAGCACCTTGCGGTGGCCATCAATGACAATCAGGTCCCCGTTGTCAGAGTAGGCTTCATGCTGGTCCGCCGAGGGCGCCAACTGCATCCCCGGTATCTCGACCCTGATCCCTTTGCTGTGATACCAGCGGGCGATCTTGAACACGCCGTCTGCGGACGCTGCCAGCCGGGCAAGAAAGCGAGCGTGTTGGGTGCTCATGGCCCGGCCGGCGCTCCCGTGTGGCGCACGGTGAGCCCCTTGCAGTGGACCAGCCACGTCGGATCGAAGTTGATGGGCCACCAGAACCACCCCATGCGGCAGCCGTGATCGTCGCCTTGGATCTCCAGCGGGCCGCCGAGCTTACCGTCCCCGGCGCTGACCTTCTGGACCATGGCCAGCCGCTCCTCGCGGGCCATGTCCGTGTCGGGATGGCCGCACGCGATGTGAGTGTTGCCCGGCAGCTCCACCATGTGCTTGCAGTCGAAGCACGCGCCCGTCATGGCGCCCGGATCATTGATGGACGGCATCAGGCTCTCCCTTGCGGACCCGGCGATAGAACCGCCCGTCTGCGCTGACGAACAGCTCCCCGGCGCGAGCCGCTTCCTCCAGGCGCACGATCTTCTCATAGGCGGCGTTGAGGATGGCGTTCGGGTTGACGTTGCCCACCCGGCCACACCAGCCGGCGAGGAGCTTCACGTCGGCCAGCTCCCCGGCCAGCGCCAGCGGGCTCGGCCGATAGTCCGGTTCCTGGTCCACCAGCTCGGACGGCAGCACGTTGAGCTTGGTTGCCTCATTGGTGATGGCGTCGTTGACGGCGGCGTGGATCGAGCCCGTCCCCAGGCCGCACTCAATGGCCAGCTCGACCGTCTCCTCCAGCAAGCGGTAGGCAACCGCTCTCGGCTCCGGCAACTTGGCGTGCCCAGCCCGTCTCAGGACGCGGCCGATCCGCGTCAACAGTGCATTCATGTTCTTTGGATCGTCCAGGCTTCCCATAGTGCTCTCCTCTAGTGGACAGGGCGTCGCATGGCGGCAGCGCGAGCCCGCTGGACCGCCTTCTTGAAGATCCCCTTGCGCTCGCGGATGACGGCGTTGGCTATCTGCTCGCTGTCCACGGGGCCAAGCCGGGTGACGTACGAGCCGAAGCCCTCATTGATGTAGAGCCCGTCCCGTTCCTTGGTCACCGTCCAGGCAATGGTGAAGCCTATCGACGGCAGCGGCGCGGCTCATGAGATTTCCCTTTGGTGGTAGACCACGATGCTGTCCGGGCGGAGTGACAGCTTGACCTGTGCGGTGGCCCGCGCCGAGATAGGCATGTGCCGGAGGGCGTCAGTGAGCGCCCGCTTCCTGGTGTAGCCGACGCCGGGGTGGCAGATGCCGGCGGGCTCCTCGAGGACGGTGCATAGCTAGACGGTCATCATCGCGGTGGCCCACCGCTGGCGACCGCGTCCAGGTGCAAGGCGCGGCAGACGCAATAGACGCAGGCGACCTCGACGTGGACAGCCACGGACTGGTCAAGCCCATGCGCTAGGATGGTGGCCTCGGCCGTTTCGATAGTCTCCAGGTACAGTTGCGGGTCATGCATCTTCAAGGCGTTGTAGAGCCGTTCCCGGTAGGCAAAGGTGCGTTCACTGGTCACCGCCCCGCCTCATGCATGATGCTCGCCAGCGCGTCATTGGCTTGCGCCTCAGTGAGCCCTTGCTGGACCAGGGCGCGGCGGACACCATCGGTGAACTGCACCCCGAGCCCCAGGCTGACCATATCCTTGAGCGCCGCCTTGCCACCCACGGCCGCGCCGACGTTCTGCCCGTGGCGCCAATACTCGATCTTGCGGTAGGGCCGCCTGGGGGCGACGAAGGGACCGGACCCGTCCGGGTGCATCCCCGTGATCCTGGAGCCTATTGCCATCACCGCAACGAACACGGTGGGCCGGCTCGGCAGCATGGTCGGGTCCAGGGTTATGAGGACGCCATCGGACGGCGGCGCCCGCTTGAGCGTCTTGTCGTCTATCCGCTTGGCGTAGCTTGGCGCTGCTAGGTACGGGCAGACGAGGAGCGCGTAGTGGGCGCACTCATCGTGCATGGGCGGATCGAGATAGGCACCCTGGGGATGGGTGGCCGACATACCGCCGCCGACAAACCACCGGCCGCGGAGAAGCTTCCGGCCGCAGATCGGGCAAAGCTCTTTCTTCAGCGCCAGCCGGCGCTTAAGTTCATCGTTGACGGTAAAGTGGGCACGACCCTCTTTGTCGCGTAGCACGACCCAGGGGATAGGATAGCCGCGGCGATCGCGCGGCAGCTTCGCCATCCGCGCCGGTACCGGAACCTCGCGCCAGTTCATTGAACGCCTCCCGCTGCTGGATCTTCGACGAGAGCCTCGCCGATAAGGGTCTCCGTCGCAAAGCCGTGCACGTCGCGAACGTCGAAGATACCGGGCGCGATCCCGTCTTCGATCGTTCGCTTTAGGATTGCGCGTGCGGTCTCGCGATCGGCCGGGCCGCGCAAGTGCATGCGCCGGCGCGTGGTAAGGGTAACGTCGAACTCGAACGTCTTCATCGGCTGTCTCCGCGGTAGTGGGGTTGCGCCGGCGGTCATCACGCGGGCGAGCTCCTCATGGAGCAATTCCAAGCGCCGAAAAAAGAAGGTGGGCCAGAAGTCGCTCTCACGCGGCGCCTTACTCACTGCCCCGCCCCTCTGCCATGGCGATCAGCTCGGCGTTGACCAGCTTCCGTTTCAGCTCGTCCGGCAGGATGGCAATGCTCGCCGCGACGCTTTCAGCGACCGTCTCGCGTGCTGGCGCCTCCAGGATGCCGGCGGCCTTGAACTCCGCGCGGGTGTCCTCAACCGGACAGGTCCGCTCCTCACGGTGGACGTGTCCGTGATCGTCGATCCATGCGACGCGGTGACCGAACGCTTCCTCTCGGATCGTGTAGAGAAGCGGAACCGCCAGCTCGAAGCGGGTCATTTGCGCACCTTTACCAACCAGCGCCCGCCGGTTTCATCGAGCGTCAAGGTGGCTGACAGCACGTCGTCACGCTGGAGCCCAAGGCGCCTGACAAGGTGGTTGAGCTGGAGATAGTCCGGGACCAGGGTCGGCCACTGCCGGCGGGTGCTTTCGTCATCCCCGACCTGAATGTAGACCTCGTTCATGGGCGCACCTTGACCAGCCAGAAGCTAGTGCCCTGGTGGGTGTGGAGGACGACGTTCAGAACGTCATGAGTGGTGAGCCCCAACTTGCAGACGATGTCTGCGTCGCTTTCGGAGCCGGACGCCTTGAAGTGATACTGGCGGGTGGCTTCGTCACTGCCGATCTGGGAATAGACCGGCCATAGGTCGGACAGGCGTCGGGGCGTTGCTTGCATGGGGTGGCCTCTATTCCTCGGGACAGCTCTGTGAGGTTAGTGGAAATTTCCAGCGGTGTCACCCGTCATCCGGGATCTTGCCGGCCTCAGCCAGCCGCCGCCCCTTGGCGGTTAGGATGAACGAGCCGTCATCGGCCGGCTCAAATAGGCCGCGCTTGACCAGGGTCGCCATTGCTGCCGGCAAGACGGTCAGCTTGCCGCCCCGCTTGTGAGGACGGTCCACGCTGCCATAGACATCAGTGCGGGTGACGCTGTGCTTCCTCATGCGCCATCCGCCCTATCAACAGGCCAATTCGCCGGGTCGTGAGGGTTGGGTGGCGGTGGCTGGTCCGTGTCCAGATAGTATTCCTTCAAGTCCAGCCAGAACTCGGCCATGCCCACGGCGGGCACGTGCCGCAGGTAGGGCGTGAACGCCGTTATCAGCCGGTCCATGCGCGCCATGCGCTTGCGCTGCTCGGGCAGCGCCCGGTAGTCATCCGCAATCTGATGCATGATGCTTTCGCCCTTGACCGCGTTGTCCTTGGTCATCCTGCCGGCGGTGACTTGCTTGGCGTAGACGTGTTTCCGCAATGCGGCCTCACGCTCACACGCCCGGATTTTCTCGCCGTCAGTGAACGTCATGGTCGGTGCTCCATCAGGGCCTTGCGGCCGGCTGCGGTTATCTTGTGCGGTGGCTTGGTCAATAGACCGGCCATCACCAAGCGGTCGATCATGCGGACAACGGCGCCGCCCGCCCGCGACCTCATGCCGGTGTTAGCCAGCGCATGGCCGTGGTCGCGCGCCGTCACCAGGACGGTCCTCTGCGCTAGGGTCAACCGGGTCATTTGCGGTGCTCCAGTGCGTGAGCTATTGCCACCAGCGCATCGGTGACGCCTAGGCGCTCATTGTTGCCCGTGATGCTGTCCGCTATCCGGTGCATATCCACGAACAGGTTGCCGAACAGCTCGACTAGATGCTGGCTGGCCTGGACGAGGTCAGCGATGTCGCGCTTGCCGCGCGCCTCCCTTTGCTCCCGGCTCATGGTCCGGGTGATGTCGTCAACCTCCAGTGACCGCTGGACGGCGTTGCCTAGGATCGTGCGAAGGTCCGTGATCCGGCTGAGAATTTCCTGCTCTTTCATGGCTTCCTTTGCTCCAGGGTAGTGACGCGCCGGGCGACTGCCGCCAGCGTGTCGGGGTGGACTACGGGAACCGCCGGGTGACTATCCTTGGCCAGCTCCACCAGCACTTCCGCAATAAGATCCAAGGCCCGGCACACCGCCGGGCTCTCGCGCTTTACCTCAGCGAGGTCAATGCAGCTCCGCAGCTCGGAGAGTTTGGACAGGTGCATTACGACTTTGCCTCTTGTTCACGCCAACGGTTGGCGGCCTTGATTTCCTTGTCAGCGCATGGCCGGCACATTGCCCGCAGCCGGTCGTTGCGGGTGCTCATCAACCAGCCGCGAGCGGTGTGTCCGCACGCGCATGGTCCAGGAAATTCATCAAACCACTGCGCGCCGGGGTGACGCGGCTTTGCCATCTTGCCCATGTCTCGCACCCCTAGAACGGAATGTCGTCGTCAAGCTCCTCGGCTAGTGTCGCTGGAGCTGGACCAGGACGGGCGCTGTCAGTCGCCCTTGTGCTCTCGCCCCGCCTGGGGCCGGCGTCGTCATAGCCGCTTTGCTGTTGGCCGCCTTCCTTCCCGCCTAGCAAGACCAGCTTGCCGTTGAAGTTGTTCAACACGACTTCCGTCGAGTAACGGTCATTCCCCTGCTGATCCTGCCACTTGCGCGTCTGCAATTCCCCGGACACATAAATCATGCCGCCCTTCTTGCAGTATTGCTCGGCGACCTTTGCCAGTCCCTCCGCCCAAATGACTATGTTCACCCACTCCGTCTTCTCCTGGCGCTCGCCCGTGTTCTTGTCACGCCATGAGTTGCCCACGGCCAACCGCATGTTGACCACGGTTTTGCCGCCTTGCGTCTGGCGTACCTCGGGATCGCGCCCAAGGTTGCCGATGAAATTGCACTGGTTAAGACCTTGAGCCATTGGCTCGGCGCTCCGCTGGTTGCGGCGCCGTGACGGCCATGGTATCGCGGAAGGACACGCGGCAAGGCTGTCGCAGGCGCCGTGTGTTGCTATGAGCGCCGCCGGGTGTCCGCCCGTGCGGCGCTTCCTTTTTGTCCTTCGCCCGCAACGCTAATCCAACCACGACGCGAACGCAAATTCGACACGTGGCATGAACTTTGCGCCTACTCCCACCTATAGGCTCTCAAAAAACAAGCCCTGGAGTAAAGCAAACGGCGCGCTAGCGCCTACGCCTACCTCAGGGCAAAGGTAGGCGTAAGGCGTCTACAACCGCAGTCACCGTTGCGCTGCGCTCCGCTTGCCGCTGCGCTCCGCGCAACGCCTTCGCCGGAGTTCTGCCCAAACCTGCCCACCGATCCAAGGTGATCCGGGCGAATTCTGCCAATCGCCACATATCGCTAGCCATGGCAGTCGTGATCCTTGGAGATATGCCCAAATCGTCCCATTGACGGAAACAGAGCCAAGGCCGACATTAACCTGGACGGACAGGCGTCTTCCTGGAGTGCCCCCTTCCAGCTCAACCAACTGCAAGCCGCCCTGTCCGTCACTGCCCCATGGTCCAAATCGTCATCAAAGAACCGGACGGCATCCGCCAACGCTTCACCGAAGCGTGCGCCCTCATTGGGACAGGTGGAGCACGGCAGTCATTCTCCCGCACCTTGAACCACGAAGGCGCCAAGGCGCTCACCGCAGTCCGCCGGGCATTGGTTGAGCAAACCAGCCTGCCACGTGCTGGTGTCGTAGCGCGAACCAAGTTTAAGGGTAGCAGTCCAGCCACTCTAATAGCATTCATCCTCGGCGAAGGACGGCCTCTACCGATTTCCTACTTCGCACCAAAAGCCTTTAGCTATGGCGTGCGTGTGAAATTGTGGGGACGCTTCCAAGTCTTACGCGGTGCATTTGTTGCCTATGAGCGTGGTCAAGCGTTCAAGCGTATTGGACCGGAGCGAGGACCTATCCGTGGTATGTATGGTCCAGGTATAGCCAATGAGCTAGTCAAGGACCAAAGCAAGAAGGCGTTCGAGGAAGCACTGCCAAGTATCTACACACGGGCAGTCTATGACCTTGCTCGGATGCTCGCAGTCCGATAGCACCTCACCCACCCACCGGCCGCGCTCTACTCCAACCCGTCATCCCCCCTCACCGCCTCTGCTTACGGTCACCATCCGTCGGGTTAAAAGGGTCCTTACCTTCGCCCGGTCATGATGCGGCTGCCGCAGCCCCAAAATTCCCCGCTTTTTTTGACTGGCGCAAACCAGATGGCCCGGCTTAGTGGAACGCCGGGGCGCGGCCGGGGCAAGGCGCCACGCGCGGGGCTCGGGGGTGCTCCCGGAGGGCCGGCGCCCGTCCGACGCACTGACGGGGCTCCCTGGGGCCTTTGCGCAGCTCCGCGAGGCCGTGCTATGACTGGCGTGGAAAGGGCGAATATGGGTAAGCGCACGTTAAAGGCGGCTCCAGGTCAGGAGAGCCCCGCCACGACGGTGGAGCTGTGGGACGTTGCGGCGCTGGCGCCCTACGCCGGCAACGCGCGGGAGCACTCCCCGGCGCAGATCACGGCAATAGCCGGCAGCATCCGCACCTTCGGCTTCACCATCCCGCTACTGGTTGGGGAGGACGGCGGCATAATTGCCGGCCATGGCCGCTTGCTGGCGGCGCAAGAGCTTGGCATGACCCAAGTCCCGGTCATAGTCGCCAAGGGGTGGACGGACGAGCAGCGGAGAGCTTACGGGCTGGCGGACAACCGTCTGGCCGAAACGTCCACTTGGAACCTGGACCAGCTCCGCGTCGAGATAGCCGCGTTGACCGGGGACGCGGTGGACCTGTCCGTCATTGGCTTTGACGCCGCTGCGCTTGAGGCGTTGACCGCCGGAACCTTCGCGCCCACTGTCGCGGGGCTGTTGGCGCCGGGCCGGGTGACGGATGAACAGGTGGCAGCGGCGCAGCGGCGGATTGCGGAGCACCATCGCAACGCCGCCAACCAGGACCTGATCGACGTCATGTGTCCACACTGTGGGGAGAGCTTCAAGATTGACCGACCTAAAGGCCAGTGAGGCCGTTTCAGCCCTTTTGCGGTCCCGGTGGGTGTACGCAAAGACGATGCCGGAGAACCCGCACCACTACACCCTTCGCAGGGACTGGTCGGGCGTCCCGTCCTTTGATGACGTGGTGACCTTCATCCGGGAGTACGGCTACGGGGAAAGGTACGCCAAGACGAAATACACCTATTTCAACGCGAACGGCGTCCGCTACTGGACCATGGGGGCGCCTTTGCGCTCGACCATCCTTATCAACCGGGCAACCGTGGACCGCCCGGCGCTCTACGACCAGCTCGCGGAGAGCTACGACCGGCTCCACGCGGACCCGCTGTCCGTGGCGGAGAACGCCGTTGTTGTGGACCGGCTCCGCTATCAGCCCGACGAGGCCGTCCTGGACATTGGCTGCGGAACCGGCCTCTTGCTGGACGAGCTGGCGGTTCCGCCCATGAACTACCTCGGCATCGACCCGTCCGCCAAGATGCTCGCCCGGCTCCGCGAGAAGCACCCCGAGGCGAAGACCATGCAGTGCCCGCTGGAGGACTTCTGGCCACCCGTCCGCTATGACCTGATCGTCGGGCTGTTCGGGGCGCCGAACTACATCACGGCATCCGCGCTCCGCCGCGTCCCCTCGCTCCTCACGCCTGGGGGACGCTATTTCATGATGTTCTACGGGGAAGGTTACGCCCCGGTCACTTACGAGCGGGCCGGCGTCCAGCTCACCCACCTAGTCCACGTCCCGGACGTGATGCCGGGCGTGCGGAGCGAGCTAGGCCGCTTCAACGTTATCGAGGGCGGCGCCCTGGGGAGCTTGGACACCAGCCGGGCCAGCTTCGGCTTTGCGGCCGACGTGCCGTGACTATCCGCACCATCGGCGTCCACCGGGTCCGTCATGGCGATGTGACCTCGCGCCTGGGGATGGCGGAGCTGATGGGGCCGGACAGCGCCGAGATCATGTATTCTGACCCGCCGTGGGGCGCCGGCAATATCAAGTTTTGGGCGACCATGAACGCCAAGATGACGGGGCAGGTTGTCCAGCCGGCCAGCCTGGAGAGCTTCCTCGAGGCCGTGTTCCTGGTAGCCCGGACTTATGCGACCCGTTACCTGCTGATCGAATACGGCATCCGCTGGAAAGCCGAAATCCAAGCGTGGGGCAAGTCCGCCGGCTTCGACCCGCAAGGCGTCGCCAAGATCCAATATCGGGGCGGCGGCAAGGTGCTTCCCCTGGACCTTCACGTCTTCACCCGCGCCGCCGCGCCTATCCCGCCGCTCTACTTTGAGGCGCTCCACGGAACCATGGGCTACACGACGGTTCGACGCGCCATCGCGCCACTGGTCACCCTCCAGCCGCCCGACCGGGTGGTCACTCTCCTGGACCCGTGCTGCGGGCTCGGTTACACCGCGCAAGCCGCCGTTGACCTCGGCTGCCGGTTCCGGGGCAACGAATTGAACCGGGTGCGCCTGGACACGACTATCAAGCGGCTCCAGGGCGGCAAGGTAAAATGAGCTACAAGTTCTATACGGGCGAGAACGTCTTCGACGCCGCCCTGGCCCGGCTCCGCTGGCTGTTCGCCGAATTTGAGCACGTCGTGGTCAATTTCAGCGGCGGCAAGGACAGCACGGTCACCTTGAACCTCGCGCTCCGCGTTGCGGCGGAGCTGGACCGGCTGCCGCTCCAGGTTACCTTCATCGACCAAGAGGCGGAGTGGGAAACGGTCGTGGACTATATCCGCGACACCTTCCGCGACCCGCGCATAAAGCCGCAATGGCTGCAAATCCCGATCAAGATCTTCAACGCGACCAGCCACGCCGAGCCATGGTTGCTATGTTGGGAACCGGGCCGCGTCCACATGCGGACGCGGGAGCCCACGGCGGTGACAGAGAACGTCTACGGTACCGACCGCTTTGCGGAGCTGTTCGGCGCCTTGACCGCCTATGAGCACCCGGACGCCAAGGCGGTGCGGATTGCCGGCGTCCGCGCGTCGGAAAGCCCGGCGCGGTTCAAGGGGCTCACCAGCTATGAGACGTACAACGGGGCCACCTGGGGCCGCCGGCTCGACAAGAAGTCCGGGCCGGGGCATTTCGTCATGTATCCGCTCTATGACTGGTCGGACAGCGACATCTGGAAGGCAATCCACACGGAAGGCTGGCACTACTGCCGGCTCTATGACCTGATGTACCAGCACGGCGTCCCCATGAGCCGGATGCGGGTGTCCAACCTGCATCACGAGACGGCGGTCCACCAGCTCATGTACCTGCAAGAGGTCGAGGGGCCGACGTGGGAGAAGCTAACCGCCCGGCTCTCGGGCATCAACGCGACCGGGCACCTGGAGAAGGCGATCTTCAAGCCCAAGGTCCTCCCCCCGATGTTCAAGGACTGGCGGGACTACCGCGACCACCTTGTGGCCAACCTTGTCACGGACCCGGAGACGCGCGAGAAGTTCACCCGCATGTTTGCCAAGACGGACGGCCAATATGAGGACGCCTTCACCCTAGAGGAGCTTGCCAAGCTCCAGGTCAGCTCGGTGCTCGTAAATGACTACCACGGAACCAAACTCCTCTCGTTCTTCGCGTCGCACGGCCAATTCAGCAAAGGCCGGGGCAGCCTCGGCGGCCGGCAGCTCCCCGAAGGCTCCGCCGGGGACGCCGCCGCTGCCGGAGACGGTGCGCTTCACGCTGGAGGCCCTGCTACAGGGCTTTGAGGACCCGATCTCCGGCCTGAATGCCATCCGTGAGGCCCTTCACCAGCTCTCGCCGCTGAAAAACCAGCCGATTGACCGGATTTTGTGGGTCCCGCTCGAGAAAGTCCGTCCAAATGACTATAATCCGAACACTGTAGCCTCACAGGAAATGAAACTACTGTATCATTCAGTAAATCATGACGGTTATACTCAGCCGATAGTGACTATTTGGGATGAGGCCAGTGGTTTCTATGTAATCATCGACGGATTTCACCGCTGGAGCGTGGCGAAGCACTCCCCGGACGTGCAAAAGGCGCTCCTCGGGCTGGTCCCGATAGTCGTCCTGGACCGGGACATCAATGACCGCATGGCCGCGACGGTGCGGCACAACCGGGCGCGCGGCAAGCATTCGGTTGAGGGCATGTCGAATATGGTCTTCGCCATGCTGGAGGGCGGCTGGAGCGACGCCGCGATCTGCAATGAGCTAGGCATGGAACCGGAGGAATTGCTGCGCTTGAAGCATATCACTGGCTTCTCCCGGCTTTTTGCCGATGTTGAGTACAAGAAGGCGTGGCAAACCAAGCGCCAGATACGGATCGGCATCGAAGCCCGCGCCCGCCGCGCCGCCAATCAACCGGAACCGCCGGCCACTTGAAAGGGTGCTCCCATGGCCAAGATTTTCGGCAAGAACGGCAAGTTCCTCTTGGACAAGGACGTGGGCAAGAACTACCTCAAGCCTCTGCGGCACTCCCGGCCCGTGAAGCCCGTGGGCGCCAAGGAGCGGGCTCGCGCGGAGAGGCGGAAGGCTCAAGATGGCGGATGACAAGCCGGCGGCGCAGCCTGTCCAGGCGCTTACCATAGAGCAGGGGTGCGCGCTCCTCGGGCGCTCCCGCGTCTGGCTGCAAATGCGGATCAAGGAAAAGTACATCATTCGCGTGGACGGGGCCTTGACCATCGTGGCCCTGGTCCAGGGCGCCATCGCCTATTATGAGGACTTGCTGGCGAAGGCGTCGAAGTCAGCGGCGGCTACGCGGGTCACCGACGCGCGGACGAAGGAAATCGAGCTTCGCATGGCGGAGCGGCAGCGGCAGCTAATCCCCGTTGAGGACGCGCAAGCTGTCGTCCTGGAGCTGGCAGCCACCATGCGGGCCGAGCTTTACGGGCTCCCCGTGCGTTATACGCGGGACATAACCGAGCGGCGTAAGCTGGAAAGTGAAGTCAATGACGTTCTCAGGCGCATGGCCGACCGCGCCGGATCATCAGCGGAAGCTCTTGCTCTCGGCGGCGGAAATCTGGCGGCCATCGGAGCGGCTTGATCCGGCCGAGTGGGGTCGCAAGAACCGGATTTATCCTGAGACGGCAGGCGTCCCCGGTCCGCGCCGGCCGGAGCTGACGCCCTACATGATCCCGTGGTCCAACGCCGTCCACTCCGGCGAGTATCGCCGCGTCGTCGCCATGACGGCGGCGCAGAGCGGCAAGACGGACAACATGCTGGACATCATAGGCGCCCGCCTGGACCAGCGCCCGGCGCCGATCATCTATGTCGGCCCGACCAGGGAGTTCCTGACCGACCAGTTCGAGCCCCGGCTGATGGCGCTTCTGGATGAAGCCGCCAGCCTCAAGAACAAGGTTGTCCGGGGCCGCCGCATGAAAAAGACCCTCAAGTGGGTGGCGGGCGTCCGGCTCCGGCTTGCGCACGGCTCCAGCTCCGTCGCCCTGAAATCGGACCCGGCGGCGCTCGCCCTGATAGACGAGTATGATGCGATGATGGCGGACGTGGATCACCAGGGTGACGTGCTCGGGCTGGTAGAGGCGCGCGGGGAAACCTACGCGGACTTTGTGACCGCCGTCACGTCCACCCCGTCGCGCGGGCTGGTGGAAACCGAGCACGACGAGCTGTCCGGCCTGGACTTCTGGCAGGTTGTCAAGGCGCAAGGCGGCGCGAGCCCTATCCAATCGCCCATCTGGACCTTGTGGCAGGAAGGCACCCGCCATCATTGGGCGTGGCCCTGCCGGCACTGCGGCCGGTTCTTCATTCCGCGCTTCAAGCTGTTGCAGTGGCCGAAGCTGGCAACGCCGGTCCAGGCGCGAGATACCGCGTGGATCTACTGCCCGCACTGCGGCAGTGAGCACACCGAGGCCGACAAGCAGTGGCTAAACGCTCACGGCGCCATGGTGGCGCCCGGCCAGACGGTGGCCCTGGTAGAGGACGCGGCGGTCGTGAGCGGCCATCCGCCGCCGTCAACGACCCTGTCCTTCTGGACGAGCGGCCTGTGCTCGCCCTTCGTGTCCTTCGGCCAGCGCGCGGAAACCTACATGACCGCCCTGGAAAGCGGGGACGACAACCGCGTCCAGACGGCCATGAACGCGTCCTTCGGGGAGCTGTTCTCGCCGATAGCGCGCGGGGACGTGCCGGAGTGGCAAGAGGTCATGAGCCGCCGGCTGCCCTACCGCATGGGCGACGTGCCGCTGGAGGTCATCCGGCTGGTCGCGGGCGTCGATGTTCAGAAGCGGTCCCTGTATTACGTCATCCGGGGCTTCGGCGGCCGGGCGGCGTCCTGGCTGGTGGGCGCCGGCCAGCTCTACGGGGCAACCGAGGACGACGAGGTCTGGAGCCAGCTCACCGACCTGATCCTCTCGCCCATCGGCGGCGTCCAGATAGAGCGGTGCTTCATAGACAGCGGCTTCCGGCCCAACAAGCCTGATCGCGGGGACGAGCACAAGGTCTACGCCTACTGCCGGCAGCTCGGGTTCATAGTCCAGGCGACCAAGGGGCACGCCACCCAAGCGAGCCCGCTCCGGGTGGCGGCCATCGAAGTGACCACCAAGGGCAAGAAGCGGCCCTACAGCCTCAACCTGATCCATCTGGACACCGACTTCTTCAAGTCGATGGTTCATTCCCGGCTGCGGACCCCGGCCGGGCAGCCCGGCGCAATGAACTTCCCGGAGGACATCACCGAGGACTACGCCCGCCAGCTCGTCTCTGAGGTCCGCGTCGTCAGCCTGGGGCAGGCGCCGCAGTGGATCTTGCGGACCCGGTTGAACCACTACCTCGATTGCGAGGCGATGGCGATGGCCGCCGGCTACATGCTGAATGTTCACCGGCTGCCGCCGGGGATGGTCCGGCCTCGCGGGGAGCCGCCACCGGAACCGACGCCGCCGACCGTCTCCCCGGCCGATGAGACGCCCTCAGAGCTGCCGGTCTATGGAGAGCCGCCGGCCCTGCCGGCGCCACCCCCCTCGCCGCGCGGGGACTTGAGGTCTAGGATGGCGGCCATGTCGATACGGCTCAACCGCTGAGGGGACTGATGGCCAAGGGCATCCTGGCGACCATCCGAGACACCATCCTGCCGCTACGCGGGAGGCCGCGTAACCCGGCCGCTACGCCGCCCGAGCGAATGAGAGTTCGCACGGACTACATGCGAGGCGGCCGGGGCGTCCTGTTCAACAAGTGGCGCCCGTTCCTTCGTGAGGCGTCCACCGAGGTTTCGCAGAATTGGGACCTTGCCGCGTCCCGCGCCCTGGACATCATTCACAATTCCGGGTGGATCGCGGGCGCCATAGATCAGGCCGTCGCCAACACCGTGGGGATCGGGCTCCGGCTGAAAAGCACCCCGGACATCAAGACCCTAAACATGGACCAGAAAACCGCCGGGGACTGGACGCGGCTGGTAGAGAACCGCTTCGCGCTATGGGCCAACTCGCCCATCGAGTGCGACATCGAGGGGCGCCGGCACTTCGGCCAGATGCAGGGCGCCGCTTTCAGGAGCTACATCGCGACGGGCGAGATCTTGTCGGAGCTGCCCTGGAACCAACGGCCGGGGACGACATACGGGACCAAGGTCCGGCTCATTCCGCCGCAGAGGCTCTCACGAAGGACGGACCTTCTACGCAACCTGATAGGCGGCGTCCGCATGGACAAGGACGGCTTCCCCGTCTCCTATCTTGCTATCAAGGTGGACCCGTTCTTCACCAACGCCGACGCCTTTACCGGCTTCGGGACCGGGTCGGTAGGCTTCGCCACCTATGAGGTCCCGGCGCGGGACGGCTTGAACCGGCCGCGCGTTGTCCACGTCTTTGACGGGGCCATAGGGACCGTGCGGGGCATCACGCCCCTGGTCCCGGCGCTCCAGGTGGCCAAGCAATTCGATCAGCTTTCCGACGCGACCCTAATGGCGTCGATCATTCAGACGGTGTTCGCCGCGACGATCACAACGCCGGACCAGCCCACCGAGGACGCGGTAGAGGGCCTGCTAACCCCGCAAGAGCAGAGCAAGATGCGGGCGGAAGGCATGAGCCCGTTCGAGGCGTGGTTCGAGGCTCAGTCCGGGTGGTACGACACGGCGACCATGGACGTGGGCCTCAACGGCCGGATCGCCCACCTATTCCCCGGCCAGAAGATGGAATTTCACAAGAACGAGCACCCGAACACCACTTACAAGGAATTCTCCGCCCACCTTCTCCGGGAGCTGGCGCGTTGCCTGGGGCTCACTTACGAGAGCGCCACCGGGGACTATGAGCACGCGAACTACAGCTCCGCCCGCATGGCCTCGGGCGAGATTTTCGAGATCACCCGGTATCGCCGCCGCAACATCATTCAGCCCTTCTGCCAGCCGGCCTATGAGGCGTGGCTGGAGGAAGAAATCATGCGGGGACCCGACCAGGGCATCCCGTTTCCGGGCGGCATCGAAGCCTTCGTTGGGCAGCGTGCGGCGGCATGTGCGGCGGAGTGGCGCGGGACGCCCAAGCCTCAGGCCGACGATTACAAGCTGGCCAAATCGCACGCCGAGTGGTACGCGATGGGGGTCGTGCCCGCCGAATTCATTGCCAACGACCTCGGCCTGGACATCGACGACGTTTATCGCCAGCGGGCGCATGAGTACGAGCTGCGCCAGCTTTACAAGCTGCCGGAGCCGGCGGTTATCGGCAGAACCGGCTCGGTTGAGGCACCGCCCGACGTGGTCACGAACACCGACACCGGGCAAGGCGGAGCAACCCCATGACGGTGGTCAACGGTCCCTGTGAGGAGCTGGCGCTACTCCAGGCGGCGAGAACCAAGCTCCTGTCCGGCGCCCATGCGGAGAGCGTCGAATACGTCTCGCCCGGCGGCGTATCGCGCCGGCTGACCTTCGCCCGCGTCGATATGGCCAGCCTCGAAGCGCAGATAGCGCGGCTGCAAACCGCGTGCGACGCGCTCTCCACTGTGGCCAAGCCATCCCGCCGGCACGCCATATCGACCGGCGGTTCATCGACCTCGGGCTTCTTCCGTTGAGCCGGGTCCTGATCCACGTGGCGGATCGCGTCCTTAACCGGCCGCTGTTGATCCACCCGCTCAAGGCTGAAATCATCGTCATGGCCATCCGGGACCGGATCGGCGTCGAAGTAGACGACGCCACCGTGGTCGCGGACCTGGAGGCGGCTGAGGCCGCGCGGCCTTCAATGAACGAGTTTATCGGGACCCGGCGGCGCAAGGGTCGAGATTGGGCCATGACGCCGGCCCACAATGGCGTCGCCATCATCACGATAGCCGGGTCCCTGGTGAACCGGGGCGCTTGGATCGGCAACAGCTCCGGGCTGGTGTCCTATGAGGGCATCGGGGCGCAGCTCCGCGACGCGGCCAATGACCCGGAGGTCCACGCCATCCTTCTCGACATCGAGAGCTACGGGGGCGAGGCGTCCGGCAACAACTCCCTAGCCGCGCTGATCCGCAGCATCCGCGAGGACAAGCCGGTCACTGCCCTGGTCAATGACGTGGCAGCCTCCGGCGGCTATGGCATCGCCGCTGCCGCCAATGAAATCGTCGTCTCGCCCACGTCCATGGTCGGGTCCGTGGGCGTCGTCATGATGCACCTGGACGTGTCGGGCGAGATGGAGAAGAAGGGGCAAGTTGCCACCTTGATTTATGCCGGCAAGCACAAGGTGGACGGGCACCCGTTCGGCCCGCTGCCGGACACCGTGAAGGCTGACCTCCAGGCGGAAGTCAGCTCGATCTACGACGAGTTCGTCAATTCCGTTGCGGCCGGGCGTGGTTTTCGCATGGCGTCCGGCGCGATTAGGGCGACGGAAGCCCGGACCTATTACGGGCAGGACGCCATCGACCATCGCATGGCTGACCGCATGGGCAGCTTTGATGATATAGTCGCGGAAATGTCGCAGAGCCCGCGACAAGGAAACCGGCCAACCCCTACGAGGAGAAACGCAATGGCCAACGCCAGCACTGAGGACAGCATCCTTCGCACGGACCATGAGCGGATCATGACGGGGGCGGCGGCCACCGCCCGCGCCGAGGGCCGCACCGAGGGCGAGAAGGCCGGGGCAACTGCCGGCGCCATTGCCGAGCGCGCCCGGATCAAGGGTATTACCAGCCACCCCGAAGCCGCCGGCCGGGCAACCAGCGCGCTTTCGCTGGCCATGGACACGGACATGAGCGTCGAGGCCGCCGGCAAGGTGCTCGCGACTATCCCCAAGACCGCCGTCATCGGCGCCATCGCGGAGCGGGCGGCGGGCACGGCGGAGTTCGGCGACACCAGCCGGACGGGTGCGCTCGCGGCAGTGCCCGAGGCGGCGGCGATTTCCGGCGCATGGGCAAGGCGGATCGAAAAGCGTAATAAGGCTAACGGTGGGAATAAGGCGGCGTAGTCTACCCGCCTTCGCTTGAAGCCTGTCCCGCAGAGAGGCGCCCCGTAACCGGAGCCCTCAACTATGACGCAGTTCAACGAAGGACGCCGTGCGGCGTCATTCATCCTGACAGAGCAGGATGGTCACCTTTCCCGCGACAACATCATCGTCGTGGCCGGCTCCGGCATCCTGGAGCCGGGGACACTTCTCGGCCGACTGACCAGCTCGGCCGCTGCCATCGTCTCGCCGGGCGAGGGCAACACCGGCAACGGCGTCTTCACCCTTGCCTCGCCGGCCATCGGCGGCGGCGTCAAGTCCGGCGCCTACAAGGTTGAAGTCATAGGCGGAACCTTTGCCGCCGTCGCCAGCGCCTTGATCCACGCGCCGGGCAGCACGGCCAACGGCACCCTAGCGTTGACCGGCGGTGGCGGCGCGGCCTTCGACGCGGGCACGGTCCTTGAAGGGACGTATCAGGTCCGTTGCACCGTCCCGGCGGCCGGCGGCGGGACCTTCTCGGTTCATGATCCTAACGGGACCGTCCTCGCGCCGGCTACGGACGGGGTGGCCTACGTGGGACAGATCAAGTTCACGGCCACCCACGGCTCCGCTGATTGGCTGGTCGGGGATGGCTTCGACGTGACTATCAGCCACGCGGTCCCGGCCAACGGCCTGGGGACATTCCAGGTCACCGATCCGGACGGCATCGTCAAGGCCGGCGGCACCATCGGGACCGCCTACGCCCATGAGCTGGCCTTCAACGTGGCGGACGGCTCGGCCAACTTCGTCCCCGGCGACACCTTCCTGGTCCAGGTGAACTTCACGACCTTGCAATACGGGCCGTCTCCGTTGACCGGGACGGATGGAGACGAGTTCGCCAACGCCATCCTGATCTACCGGGTGGACGCAACGGACGTGGACGTGAAGACGCCCGCCATCACCCGCCTGTGCGAGGTCAACGCCAAAGAGCTGGTCTACGACGCCAGTGTCACGGATGACGCCGGCAAGGCGGCCAAGATGGCGCAGCTCGCCAGCGTGGGCATCGTCGCCCGCTAACCCCTAGAGGGCTTCGCGCCCACCATTGGAGGCTTCGGCCGTGCTTGACATCTTCGCCTCAAACATCTTCGGCGTCGTCGCATTGACCGACGCCATCACGAACCTGCCCTTCAAGCCGGGACGCGTCGGCGAGTTGGGGATTTTCTCCACCGGGTCCGTGCCGGTCACAACCATCGTCATCGAGGAGAGGGACGGCCAGCTCGTCCTTATCCCGCCCACCCCGCGCGGCGGACCAGGAACCACGGTTCAACGTCTCCGCCGCCGGGCGCGCAACTTGACCATCCCGCACTTTGAGATCAACGACGCCATCATGGCTGAGGAGGTCCAGGGGGTGCGGGCGTTCGGTACCGAGAGCCAGCTCGAAACCGTCATGGACAAGGTGCTGGAGCACGGGGAGCTTCACGTCAATTCCTTCGATGTCACCGAGGAGTATCACCGTCTCGGCGCCATCAAGGGGCTGGTCACTTACGCGGACGGGACCACCTTGAACCTTTACACAGAGTTCAACGTGGCCAAGCTGGCGCCGGTCAACTTTGACCTGAAAAACACCAGCTATCCGATGGGCCGGCTGCGGCAGTTCGTCTCCAACCTTGTCCGCACCATCGGCACCGAACTAGGCGGCCTGCCCTTCACCCGCCTGTGGGCGCTATGCGGCGACGACTTCTTCGACGCCCTGATCGGCCACCAGGAGGTCCGCCAGACCTTCCTCAACTGGACCGAAGCGCAGATCCTCCGGGACGGCTACGTCGGCCCGAACGCGTCCACCTGGGGCAGCTTCTCGTTCGGCGGCGTCGTCTTCGAGAACTACCGTGGCTTTGTCGGCGGGACGCACTTCATCGAGCCGGACGAGTGCTACATCTTCCCGCTCGGCGTGCCCAACCTGTTTAGGACGGTCTACGGGCCGGCGGACTACCTGGAGACAGTCAACACCATGGGGCGGCGCCTGTACGCCAAGCAATACCCCATGGAAAACGACAAGGGCGTGAACTTCGACGTTCAGACCAACGCGCTCCAGTATTGCACCCGCCCGCGCGTTCTCCTCACCGGGACCCTGAATTCGGACCTTCCTGATTAAGGGGAACGGGTGAACGTTTTCGATGAGGGCATTAGCGCCGCCGACGATGCAATTTCCGAAGCCTTCGGCGAGACGGCGCACCTAACCGCGCGGCGCGGGTCGGACTACCGCGCCGCCACTACCGACCCGGATCGAGCTGAAAAAGACGTGTGGGGCGTCTTCACGGATGCCCCCAAGAGCACCGTCCTCGCGGTCGAGCGTGGCCGGGCTCTGGTGACGGCCGTTTCCACTTCTGCCGAGTTTTCCATGGACGCGGTGGCCATAGCTGACCTCGGGTGGCTGCCGGTGAAAAATGACCTGCTAACCGTCCGGGGCATGGCCTTCACGGTGAACGCCGCGCCGACCGATGATCGCGGCGGCATATCCCTCCAGCTCACCCGTGAGGACGTTTGAGCATCATCCCGCTCCTAGTCCGCGTGGCTGCGGTCCACGCGCTTACCAACGCCACCGTCGCGGCGGATCGCGTCTTTGACAGCGCGATCCAGGCCATCGACGAAACCATGTCCACTGAGCGGCAGCCGGTTATCGTCGTCTACACCGAGGACACGGTGGCGGAGCCCGCCGGCCGCGATCCGCTCGGCGGCGACAAGAACATGGACTTGATCCTCGAGCTGGCAGTGGCCGCCAAGGTCCTGGTCGAGCCACCCAAGGCCGGGGACAGCCTAGCGAGCCCGCCCGTCACTCCCGTGGCGGGGATCACCGTTCCGCACACTGACGCCGGCCTGGAGGTCGTTATCAATATCCTCGGCCGGCAGGTGCTTCGCGGCCTGTTTGCCGGCGAGACGGAGTGGTCCAGGATTTTCATGGGGCTGGTCGCGTCCATCAAGAACATCACGACCCGGCGCGGAGCAGACGACAAGAACGGCATCCGCTTTGCCGCCCGGCAGTATGTCTTCAACTTAGTGACCCTGGACGATCCGCCCTTCGGGGAAACCGCGTCCTTCAACCTCAAGATCAAGGCGGCGCTGGACAAGATGGCGGCCGACCCGGACCTGGGGGACCTTGCAGCGGCCGTCACCGACGAAATCGGTGGCGGCCCGCTTCTCGATTGGGACCGATTGCGGGCGGCCGTGGGCATGACGCCCGACGAGTTCGGCGGCATAGGGCTCGCACCTTTCATCGACCCGGCCACCCATGCGGATGACGTAGTGCCGTTCTCCGTCATCACCTTTGACGGGCGCGACGTGTCCACGGCGCTGGCGGACGCCAACCTGCCGGGAGAGGAGCTATGAAGGAAATTGTCGAGTTGATCGCCCGCGTGGGGGAGCTGGAGCGGCGGCTCGCGGCGGTCGCGCGCCATGGGACGGTTCACGAGGTGGACGCCAAGAAGGCCCTGGTCCGGCTCAAGCTGGCGGAGAGCAGCGACGGCGGCGGCGGCCCGTTCTTGAGCCCATGGGTCCCCTATAGCCAGATAGCCGGCGCCTTCAAGCATCACACCCCGCCAAGCGTCGGCCAGCAAATGAGCATCCTGTCCCCGATGGGGGATTGGGGGCAGGCGGTCGCGCACCCGTTCCACTGGAGCAACCAGAACAAGAGCCCGAGCGACAAGCCGGACCAGCACGTCTTCACGGTAGGCAACGTCAAGATCACCCACGCGGACAATCTGGTCAAAATGGAAGTCGGCAAGGCTGTCATCACCGCGACCAAGGACTACCTGCAATTCGAGCACTCCGGCTCGCTGGTCCGCCTGGAGGCCGGCGTCGTCCACACGACGGCCGCCAAGATCACCCACAATGGCGTCGTCCACGACTTGGTGCTGATCGCGGACCAGATGGCGCCGGCTCCGCCCACGTCCGCAGTCCCGCCAGCGTTCTACACGCCGTCATGACACCCGACCTCACCTCGCCAAGCGTCGGGCTGGACCGCAACACCGGGTCGATCATCACCGGGTGGGACCACGTGATGCAATCCATGTGGGACTTCTTCACGACGGCTTTCGCTGAGCGCCTGATGCGAGAGTGGTACGGGTCCCTGGTCCCCGGCCTCTTGGGGAAGAACATCACGGTTGCCGAGGTAACCCCGTTCTTCACGGCCATGTCGGCCGCAATCGAGCAGTGGGAGCCACGCTATCGGGTCGCGGTGATCCAAGTCCTGGAGGCCACCCGCCTGGGGAAATTCGGGTTCTACATCGACGGGGCCTATCGCCCGCGCGCCGTTTATGGTGACTTCACCGTGGAAGGGGCGCGGCGGGTGTATGTGACCTTGTCGGGCTCCACCGTGGCCGTGGGAGCTGCGCCATGATCTCGCCAACCATCATTGACCTAGCGTCCCTGCCGGCGCCGTCCGTCATCGAAACCCTGTCCTTTGACGCCATAGTCAAGGCGGCGCGGGATGACCTGGTCGTGCGCTTCCCCCTGATCGTCGGCGTCGTCGATCTAGAGAGTGAGCCGTCCCGCAAGCTCATTGAAGTCTTCGCCTACCGGGAAATGTTGATCCGGGCGCGGGTCAATGACGCGGCCCGCGCCGTCATGCTGGCCTTCTCGCAAGGCTCGGACCTGGACCAGCTCGCCGCCCTGTGGGGCGTCGTGCGCATGGTGGGGGAGGACGACGCCCGCTTCCTCAAGCGCATTCAGCTCGCGCCGGACGCGTTCAGCGTGGCTGGCCCGGACGGCGCCTACCAGTTCCACGCCATGACGGCCGATGTCACCATCCGGGACGTTTCGACGGACCAGCCACGGCCGGGGGAGGTCGTGGTGACCGTCATGATGTCCGGGGCCGAGCCAAGGCCAACGCCGGACATGCTGTCAGCGGTTTACCGGGCGGTCACCGACAACGACGTGCGGCCTCTGACCGACGCCGTCTCAGTCGTCCCCGTGACGCTCCACCGGCTTAACCTAGGCGTCATTCTGACGCTTTACATGGGGCCGGACGCTTCCGTCGTCACAGGGGCGGCGACAACGGCGTTTAACGCGTTCTTCGAGGCCAACCGCTATCTCGGCATTGACTTGCTGCGGCAGGGCGTCGTCTCGATTGCTAGGGTCCCCGGCGTCTACTCCGCTGCCTTGACTGGCATGGACCAGGACATTTTCTGCGGCCCGCGTGAGGCGTTTCAAGTTGACACTCTGACCGTCTCGGCCGCCGTCAAGCGGCATGGGGAGCTTGCATGAGCGGCGAAGCGGCGCTTCTCCCGGTCAATTCCACCGCCTTTGAGAAGGCGGTGGTCGCCACGACCGGGGCGCGGCTCAACCCGCTCCCCGTCCCGCTGCGGGAGCTATGGCGGCCGAAGGACATGCCGGCGGCGCTTCTGCCGTGGCTGGCCTGGGGCCTGTCGGTTGACGTGTGGGATGAGAACTGGAGCGTCGAGCAGAAGCGCGCCATAGTCCTGGCCAGCTTCCAGATGCATCAGAAAAAGGGCACGCTCGGCGGGATAACCCGCTACGTCCGCGCCCTCGGCGCGGAAATGGTCCGCGCGTTCACCCCGCCCGGCAAGTCGTACCTCTCGCCGTCACTGACGCGCGAGCAGCGCGAGGCCGCCCTGGGGGACCTGCCGCAGATCCGGCTCTACGATTGGGTGCGGGGTGGGACCAGCACGGGCACCTTCTGGCATGACTTCTCCGGCAAGTTCCTAAGCGATAGCGTCAAGCCGTTCCTGTTCACCGTGCCGGGGACTGAGGGCGGCTGGAAAGCGGCGACGCTGCCGATCATCGTTTCCGGCGTCCCGCAATATGCCGGCCCGCTGCCGACCGCCGCCGGCCAGCGGTTGATGCCGGCCGCCATCTATTGGGATCGCGGGGTGGCGACTGATTTGACCCGGCTGCGGGAGACGCAGGACACGGGCGGCGTCATTGACCGGATTTATCTGCCGCCGGTCCCGCGCCTGGACGCTGTCTTTTCGGGCGAGCCCTTCGGCCTAGGCAAGTTCTTCATGCCGTCGCGGGCGGCGGAGCGGATGGTCACCCTCAACTTGCTGGACACGCCGCCGTCGAACCGGCTGGTCCACCTGTTCCCGGTCGTGCCGTCCTTCTCGCCGGTCAACTCCGCCCCGGACCACGTGGCCGAGCACGGCTTCGCTCCCGCCAGCGTCTTTTCCGGCGCCCTGCCGTTGTCGCTAGGGTCCTTCATGGGACACGACTTCTTCGTCCCGTCCACCGCGTCCCGCCGGCTCTATCAGGTGGTCTACCTCCGGGACGCGACCCGGCAGCTCCAGGGGCGCAAGGCCATCTCGTTCATGGGGGATGACCGTTTCGGCATCGAAAGGTTCACGGCGGAGCTCGACATCTCCGTCCGCAGCAAGCGCCCGGCGTGGGCGGCGGGCGAGTTTATGGGGCCGGGAATGTACTTTCTAGCCGGGGACCGCCGGCCTCTAAACCGCGTCCTGGACGCGGTGGTTCGCTCTAAGTCGCGCCGTGATAAGATCAGGGTGAATTCCCGGACCTTTCGGCCGGCACGCATGGGGAGCCCGCTCTTTATGGGCACCCCGATCATCTTGGGCTCATGGACGAGGAGCTAGACCGTGGAACGCATCGTGCAATTCCGGGATCGGCAAGAGCAGCAAGCCGCCGACCACAACAACCTCCAGGCTTTC